ATTTCGCCTGCTCTGGTTGTCCCTGTTCATAGAACATCCGACGATACTTCTTCAAGTTTGCAAGCTCTTCAGACAGCCCTTGAATCACTTGAGCGTTGATGCGCAATTGGCGCTGGATAAGACTGCTAGTTTTCATCACTGTGTTCCTCCATAGCTTTCTTAAGCCAATTCTCAAACTCTGTGCTGCAATTCGCGGCCCGAGAGCAATACGAATACTTTTCCCGTTCTTTAAAGCGGCGCGCGATCAGCTGCTCCAACTCCTCCAAAGAACAATACTCTACATCCCATTGGTCTTCAAGTCCATAGCAGGAACAATGACTGCCATGCACTTCAAAGAATTTCTTTTCTTGCTTATCGTACCCGAGAACGTAGGCATCTCCTGAGTAATCCTCATACGTATAGTCGCCATAGAGCAGCACAAAACGCTTATCAAGAGCCTTGCGACGTTTTGCAATTTCATCTTCGGATGGCCCGTCTCCGCTCCAATAGTATTTGCCCACGCCGTCTACTTCGAAACTTGCAAACACATCAAAGTTGACATCGGGGGTTGCTGCGAGTAGCGCTTTCTTAGTAAGTTTCATACAATCCCTTCAATTTCAATCGTTTTATATTGTTGCCTATTTAGCAGTTCTGCAAGCTCATCCGACCAAAGCTTCGGAATAACTTTGCCAGCCGCACTATACCGATGCATGGCTTCCAAAATCTCTTGCAGCCTTTGGGTATCTCGGACATAGCGAGGAACCAAACCAAGAGGAGGCTTTTCCGTGGAAGGTTCTTTCATTGGGGGTGTTTCTGGCTGCGTGTAGTATTTGAATGCATCTACAAACTCACCATACGAGGTTAGAACATATTCTGGATTCTTGTGATTATCGAAATAGCCACTGTTGAAATCGCTATGCATGATAATACCATTATCATACGTGTACAAATAGCCATAGTATGTTACGCTTCTGTCATTAGGCGAACCACCCCAAACATACCCTAGCTCGTACAGCTTTTCTTGAATGGCCTTGCTGTGTTGCTCGTCAGTGGCGCGGATTTTCATATTCTTGTAGTTGCTCATCGTTTCCTCCCTTAAGATTGTTGCTGTATTTTAACTTGGCAGGTGGTTGTGTGTCAAGTGGTTTCTAGAACGAAGGTGGGTTAGCATTGAGCCAGTCGTCCAAGTCCCAAATTTTATGCTTCTCCATCTCGTAGTAGTATTTCCCTACAATGCCTGTATCACCAACGCCCCTTGCCTTCGTAAGCTTCATAAGAGTGGTATTCTTTTCCATCTCGTCTTCTGCCTCCTTATTTCGCATAAGGATGAGATTGACACCACCGCTCTTAAAAATACTACTGTGCCCCATCATGTCTTCTTCGGAGAGGTCCGCCCCTTTACTATTGGCCTTCTGGCCCTGTCCAGATTTACGAGAGTGATTCACGTTGACGAATGTAATTCCCTTCTTCATCCAGCCCTTCATCCAACCCATAAACTTTGCCTGCTCATCCTCTCCCAGCATATCGAACACATCTTGAATCGGGTCAATAATGATGATTTTGCATTCAAGGCTGACGATAAGATATTCAACACGCTCTTTCAATGTTTCAGCCTCGGCATCCAGAATGTAGAAGCGAGGGTTGCCATCTTCCCGGTAGAAAAGCTGCTTTTGCAACTCCTGAATATCAGCACGTTCAATGAACCCAACACGCTCATCAACAGTCTCAAACAAGTTCATCTTCACTTCGGCGTAAGATGAGAGCAAGTTGACTCCGTACTCACCTTCGCAAGTCTCCATAGGGACGATTCCGACTTTCTTGTCTTCGTTCATGATCCAATGAAGAGTCATGGCATCAACGTGAGTGCTCTTACCAGTTCCACTGGCAGACAAGATATTGAAAATGCAAACTGGGAGTCCCCCACGCAGCTTCTTCTGAAGCTTATGCAGATACGGAGGGAAAGAGAGTCGGGGTTTCATAAGAAACTCTTTCATCTTTTCTGTGATGTCCGTACTCGCCGTAATACCATTAGGGACAAACTTTTTAGCAGCATAGAAGTCATTAATAAATTCCTGCTGCTTACCTTTCTCCACATACACATCGGCATCTTTATAACGCATCTTAAGCACCCAAGCTTTGCCCTTGGGCAGCACTTTAATGATGTTTTCCGTTGCCTTTTCTCCAGCTTCATCCTGATCCATGCAGACTAGCACACGGTCAAATTGATTGAAGAAATCGTATTGTGCCTGCACTTGCTTATGTGCGCCAGATTCGCCCAACGTAGAGCACACAACAGCAACCGTCTCATAATCCGTCTTACCTCGTGCTACTTGATGATCGTAGAGCATCTGGTAAGTATTAATAGCCTTGGTTTCGCCACCCGAGATAATGCAGGTTTTCGTATGTGTCTTGAAGCGGAACTGAAACACCATATCGCACTCTTTACCCACTTGCCCGATTGGCTCGGAGAAGTCTTTCGGGAATCGCCTAGTGCGATAGCCTACCAACTCCCCGGCAATCGTCGTCGGTACATACTGCTTAATCGGCTCGCCAGATTCTTCGTCGTACTCATAACGCACTCCGAAGAACGTATTGATGTCCTTGCGAATACCACGATAACCCTTACCATCCGTTCCAGTGTAGCTTTTAATTCGTTCGTTCTGTTCTGGAGTAATTTTCTCCCTAGTCACAACTTCCTCCTCATCATCTTGCTCTTCAATCTCTAATTCAGCCTTGCGCTCGTCCGAAAGGATGCTCTTGTTGCAGCTATAGCAGTATCCACCATTACCTTCGCCATACCAGTGAAAGCCGTCGCTAGAGCCGCATCCTCGGAATGGGCAAGGGTTCTTCCCAACGACGAATTCTGACATCAACCCTCCACAATAGTTTCTGACGAAGCAGAAACAATCCTAGCCCAATGTACAGTGACGAAATCCTCTAGCGCCTGCTCATCTGACTCATACTTAAACACCTTATTTCCTGCTCGCTCAGGAGCACCCTGTTGCCACTTAATAGCATCCTCCACAGTGAGTCGGCAAATTAATGCAATGCTGCCAGAGGCATCGAAAGGCTCGATCCACTCAACGTATTTTGTCATCGACCCTCCCCACACCACTCCAACACAGACTCAATCATATTAGCCTCAAATTTATCGAGCCATCGGATTACAACACCAGACCGAGTTAGATACCAAACTTCAACATTAGAGTATCCATACTGACGCTTCTCGTAACATGCGTTATTATCGCCTTTAATCGGAATCTTCATTCGTCCTCCTTAACTTCGTCCCACTTACCGTCACAGTGATAGTCGATACAGTCAAGAGCTTGTTCTACGCTAATGTATTCTTCAGGCGAGCAGTAATCTTCATCGTTACCAAAAGTCGCATAGAAAAACCTACCTTTAGAATACACGCTGTTCCCGCTTGCTAGAATCTTTCGGGCGTCATCTCTTGTCATAATATCTCCTTCAGAAACACAAATACGCAGCCTTCACCTTGTCTTGCAGCTTATTCAGCTTCCGCAGTAAGTCCTTGTGTGTTTCATAAAGCTGCGCATAATCCTCATACAGAACAAACTCGCCAGAAACACTTTCCACGGCTGCAACGGGAACGCTGTCAGGTGCATCGAAATCAAATCGCTTTACGGCCATTTCAATACCCATTCGGAAACCACTGCTTATACGTCCACTTGCGCAAATCCCAAAGCATCCTGTCATATGAAATGTCGCAATGATAGCTGAGCCATGCTGATGAGTCCAAATCGAAATTGATTTTGTCAATCACTTGAATGCGCCGTCCCCGAATGTTGTACACAATCTGATTGCGAATCCCCATCACAACACAAGCAACAATACACAGACAAACAGATATGAAAATAGCATACATAATCAGCCCCTATTCGCCAGAAAGCTTGCCAGCCGAGTCATAAGCTTGTGCTCAGAGTAGCCGTCCTCTTTCTTACGCCCAATGACGTTTGGCAGTACATCCAGCAAGTCATGCACAGCGGAGATTTCTGCATTAGCTTCTTGATATTGCTTCGCGTAGTATTCTTTGTTGTCCGTTGCACGTTTCAGGTCTTCTGCCAGCTTGATTGCTTGTACGTTCAGGTCTGCAATTTGCTTCTTCAGCGATGCTACGCTTGGGGCTTTAGTTGCCATGTTTGTTCTCCTTAGTTTGCTTTAAACAACGGAATTTTCTTAGTGATGCCAGTGGTAACAACACTCATAGTCTCGTAATACCACACATTACCTTGCACATCTTTTGCAACAAATTTCCAATCACTTACTTCCACAACATTCTGCGTACCAACATCCTTTACAACACTATTACGACATCCTAAGTGGTCGATGCCAGAGCAACCTGCAAGCGAGGCTGTGATTGCTACAGCCAGAATAATTTTCTTCATGTGTTCTCCTTATTTGTATTCATTAACAATGTCGTCATACCCACGTAGCCAGTATTCAGACTCAATCGACCCCTTTTTGTACGGGCAACCATCTCGTGGAATTCCATCTTCCCAAGCCATCTGCCCGAAGTCGTACCACTCGGCTTCGTCGCCAACCAGCAGTACAGTAAACTCTTGCATGTGTTCCCCTTAAAATTTGTTAGAGGCTTCTCGCCAAGAAAAGCCATTGTACATCACTTATAAGATTGTTGTCAAGCGCCTTCGTGGTTTTCAGTACCTTCATAGTTCTCGCCGGGGATGAGCTTGCGGTATTGAATCCATCCACGAAGATTTCCAGACCAGAGCTTGTAACTGCTGTCCATGTGGGTTACACCATCTTCCCAAGATTCAGGAAAACGAGGAATATTGATGCTCTTACTCGCCACTTCGTCATCAATATATTTCTCTTGCATCGGCGTGGCACAATGCTCGAAAGCACTCGCATGCTTCTTATCACTTCCTACCAGACGCTCAAACACTTCAAGACTCTTATCTAGCCCGTAGCCTTCATTGCGGTAAGAGACAGCGGCACAACGGGCACACGACACTTTGATAGCATCTTCTAGTGTAATGTACTCACGGCCCTGCCATCCACCCGGTTCACCGTGAACAATCGAGTAAGACCAGTCGCCATTGTCTTCTCGTGCACAGTCGATGTAAGGCAAGTGCCACTCACCCGGTTGCAGCAGTTCTGGCGTGCTCTGTTCCTTTGCTTCCTTCATCACACGAGCCAACTCACGCAAGGTAGGGTCCGCAGCCTCGTCATCACGCAGCCAGAAGAAGTTGGCCCACTCTGTACCACTGATGATAGTCTTCATCATTTGGAAAGGTTCAAGCAGGCGATTATAAATTTGCTTGTGGTAGCCTGCTTCGTAGAAAGCTTTTGCGTGCCGAATCGCAGCACGCTTTGCCTCTTCCCATGCTTCCAATGCCGTTACAGTGACTCCCCCTTGGGGCACACCAGTGATAGGGCATGGGAACAAGTAATTCACACCAACGTTATAATCCTCCCCCCTATCCTGCATTCCCGGATTGGCCTGCCCAAACCGCACAGGACGCCCATTAAGCTGTTCTATCATCTTATTGAAGGGAACAGCACGGCTGCTGAAGCTATTCTTCGACAGCATGCGATGTGTGTTTAGCTCTGCCAGAATCAGCCGAGGATATTCGATTTCATAGGTAATGAAAGGAATGCCTTGTGGTGAAACTGAGTGAGCTAGCACTGTTGCTTTAATACCGAATTTGCCAATCACTTCAATCAATTCTTATCCTTTCGAAAGAATACATGCTCAATCAAATCCTGCACCACTTCATTACCCTTTTTCGTATCCACCTGTGCAAGACCATAACGCTCTCCAGACTCTTTGTCGCAGTCAAACACGCCTTGAATAGCGCCCATCTCTACAAGAGCTTCGTAGATGTCATACTCCCAACAACTGTCGCCAAAAGGACGCTTGCCCGAAAAGCCTTCCCCTTCCAGCCACAACGTCTCCAGCAGACGGAAGAAATATTCTCTCAGGTTACATGCATCCACACCCCGAAATTTGTATTCGTACTTAAGAATTTCATCAAAAGTCATGCCACTTCCTCCTTCACAACAATCTTAGCCTCATTCCCACCTTCAAACCTGAAGTGGTATTCCACATACCCCCAATACGGCATTCTCGTCGTATATCCCAACACATGAAGCTTCTGCCCATAAAACTCAACAGGCTTCACACACAAGAATGCTTCGTGTAGAGCTTTTATGTGTTCTAGTTTATTCATCGCTCACGCTCCACAATCTTGACACAATTTTTAATGGTTTTCTTCTTAGTGAAATAGCCTTCATTGACCTCAAGAAGGAACACAATACCCAACACAGCATAAAACTTCCAACTGTGCCAATCGATGCCAACGGAGTCAAGAATAGCGCCAAGGAAGGCGTACCCGACACAACCAATAAGAAACTTAATCAATTCAACCCTCCGTGTGACTCCATTACTTTCCGTGGAAGCAGCCCAAATATCCTCTCTGCCTCGTTGATGGCGTCTTCCATATCTGTGAAATACTGGATAAATTCTGCCGGGTTACTGTTCTCCCGCAGTTCAACATGGTTGTCGTGTAGCTCAATCAACCACGCAGGGTCTTCGTCATCGGTCACTGGAGGGTACAAAAATACTACACCATCTTCATTCACACCATAGTACAGTAGTTTTCCATTCTTGTTCATTATGCCTCCACCAAATATTGAATATCTGTGTGGTTGTACGTATGATTCTCGTCGGGATTATCCTCGAATTCTGCCCGTACACCATCTTCTGTAACAGACACAATCACGCCCTCAAGACCCGGCTCAATTACGTCAAACACTTTCATTCCTACTTTTGCATCGATCAAATTCACGCTTGTTCTCCTTAACGTTTATTCGTCTCAATCTTGCCAACATCAACACAACCAGTCCCTCCACAAGCAGAGCATTCCTGCACAGGACGATTGATTTCCTCCATCAACTCTTCCAGATAGTTCTTAATTTGCACTGCCATCTCTTTCAGGTTGTTGGCCTGCCATCCTGCAATCGGCGTGTAGCCCTTGTAATTGTTTGGTGAATACGTCATCTCAAACAAATCCACTTCCTTGTGCTCTACAGATTGGGTAACAAACTTAGGTCGGCCGCGAGGAGTGTTCTTAACAGTCTTCTGCACATTGTAAGGCTTAATAGCAATCTTACGCTTTACAGTGAAACAGAAATCATAGTCTGATGTGATTCGAGCGTATTTCCCATCGATGTGTGTGCGGACATAATCACGAACAATCTTATACACCTGCTCTGAGGACAGCGAGCATGGACGCTCATGCAGCAAGAATTCTGGCGTCAGCATCTTCTCGATGTCACTGTAGCGGACAATGCTGGACAACTCGTATTCCCCTGTACGACTGCTCCAACCAGAGCTTTCAAGCATGCTCACTTTCATCTCAATAGGGTTTTCCACCTTATCAATCTGAAGATGCTGAATAACGTTCACGCTAAACTCAATAGGCTCCCACGAGTCAGGAAGGGTTTCTGTAACAGGCTTATACAGAGCACGGTACTCGTTAAAGTGTTTCCATGCTGTGTCGTCCAGATCATCATTCCAATACTGCTCCACTTGCTCAATCGACAGATTCAGAGGAATTTCCTCGTTTGCCAGAGTAGGAAGCTTGAGGGTGAAGCCAATAGTTTGCGTGCTGCCTCGCTTCAAATCTTCAATGCTCGTGATTTCATCAACACCTTGCAAGAACACCCACTTTGGAAAGAAAGTTGGTTGTGCAATATCACTCAAAAGTTTTCCGTTCACCTTCCAACGATCCAAGCTGCCTACGGCACTGGTAAAGCCGGATGTGTAGCCATAGCTGCCACTCTCAGCAATGTACATGCCAAGATTGGTTTTGTATGCCATTAGGTTCTTCATTTGTCCTCCGCACTCACCCATCGAACGACAGTGATGGTCTCTAGCTTAGGAGTCACTTTCCGCACCTCTGGTTCGTACCACTCGCTATCACTCCAATATCCGCTGTTCGAACGGGTAAAGTCCACAGCAAAGTGCTCTTCACCAACAGCGTAAATGTCAGTTTTGTATTGCATCTTGTGTTCGGTTTCCCAATCCCCTGCTTCTACGACAGTGCAACCGTCGCCACCCACTTCTGAGTGTCCAAGTACATAAAGATGCCTGAATTCTGATACATTCATTTGTTCAACCCCTCTAGTGTAAAATAAACTTCAGTTAAGTCCACCAACACATAATCCGCACAATCTTCCAGCGGCTCTCCAACATGCAGATTGAAAGCGCTCTTGGCAGGGCCGCTACCATTCCATGCAGCCTTTGCACCAAATGAGATAAACTGGTTAGTGGGGCTGTGCAGGATGCCATAGATGTGTTTTGCTGGCTGTGCTCTATAAAAACGTGGCACTATTCTTTATCCTCTGGCAGATAGTCTAGAGGATTGTAGCCAGTGCTCCAATTTTCGCCCAAGATGCTCTCAAACATTGTGATGAATTCCTGATTGTCAGTTTTAAGTTCAATGTCGCCTTCATCAAGCGTCCCAAACACCTCGGAGTGCTTACCAAGGATTTCTCCAAAATAAACACTCTTCCCAATTGCTTTAGCAACTTCTTCACTGTCAGCAATAAACGTACCCGACACTTCGCCCATCCGACCACAATCCCAAAAGAATGAATATAAACCTTTCATGTTTTATCCTTAGCTAATACGCACAGTATGAATAATTTCTGCTGGATGATTAGGGAACATTTTGTTCCATTTCTCAATAGCATCAGCCACATTTTCAGCAAAACGTTCAGTGTCTCGCGGATTCAGCTTAAACCCAATGTAATACGGATCGCCGTGGTACAAATCGAGACACTCACAAGTGGGCCAATCCTTCTTGCTGTACAAAAACTCTGAAATCCCTTCATCATCAATGTAAGCTTC